GAAGAGGGGGGCAAATGACCGGGTAACCGCCGCTGTTCGGCGGGGTGGAGGAGCAAATATTCGCCGCAAGGCTGTCCGCGAGGAACCCGGCGTAGCTGTCGAACGCGGCGGCCGGGGCGCCGAGGGTCCCGGGGCCGCCGACCATTGGATAATCGCCGTTCTGGTTTGCATCTCCGTAGCGACGCGCGCCGCTCTCGGTTTGCACTTCGCCCCACTGTGTTTGCATGAAGCGAGGAAGCTGATCGGCACCAGGGTCTTGGAACAGGTTGTCGGAGGTGATAAAGCTTTGGTTTGCACCGCCTGTTTCCGCTGATGTGACCTCCTTGTAGCCGGAGAAGGAGCCGATCGACGAGATCAACGCGTCAATGCAGTCCGTATAGTTGAACGGCTGCGCACCCAAAGCTTTGTTGAGGACCGTATTCTTCAGGAACGAAGAGCAGTAGTCGACGTTCTTGTCCGGCTGCACGACCCATATCAGTTCTTTGCAAGGGTGGTTGAAGTCAAGCTCGATCTTGTTACTCGAGCTCCCGACGGATGTATCGCCGGTGAACTGGAGCTGCTCAATGAGATATTCGTGCGGGTTCTGCGCCATGCGTCTGCGCTCATCTGTGTCAAGGAAGACGTAGTCGACATAGAGCGAAGCGGCCACTAGGGACTTCTGATAGGCGACAGCATCCTTCACAGACTGGCCGTCGCGCACGGGCGGACCCGACCCGGCCCAGCCGCCGCCGTTGAACGGGCCATTGCTGTCGTGGTCGTCGTTGCTGTTATTTTCGTAGTTAGGTGGCATATCCGGCGCCCCGTTGCCGGGGCTCCCGTTGTATTCTGTCAGGTCCGTAACAGCGAAGAGGACCTCGTCCGACGGACGAAGCTCCAGGTTTATTTTGACCTCATGGTATTGCAGCGCAATCAGCGGCAGCGCAAGGCCGGGATTCCTGCAGAACCAGAACTGCAGCGGAACGTAAAGGGTGGTCTCCGGGAGCGCATTCCGCGGCGCGCATGTATTACAGGGCACGTCGGTGCCGGCGCAGGCGGACTCAACATCTGCGAACGAGGGATCGATCAAATATGTGAGCTCCATCGTCTGTCCCACCATCTTGTGGTAAGGCCGCTCGAGTATATGCATCCAGTCGCCATACTGGCGGTCGATACGCTGACCGCCGATTTCTACCTCGACCATCGAGATCAGCTGTTCGCCCGGGTAGTCCAGCCAACGTGCGTAGGTCTTGGCGCACTCCGCCGGCGCGCAGCACATATCCTGGCCGATCTCAGGAAGCGTGACCTGAAGGTAGGTGCGGTAGGCGAGGTCGCCGTTGCGCGAGATAGTGCACTGCACGCGCCTGCCGAAGTCGGCTTGGCCGTTAAAGGTTTGTTCAATGCTTTCCATAGCGAAATTGGTGTGCCTGCGGTAGGTAACCTTCCAGAATGTCATCTGTGGGTTACCTGTGAGATAAACGTCCTGGGCGCCGTAAGCGACGAGCTGCATCAGTCCTCCTCCCATCCTATACTATTGCTAAACAAAAAAGTGTATATAGTTATCCCAGTATTTTGTTGATATCGAAGTTTTGGAGGAGGAATTTGCGCAGGTAGCTGTCAAGGTGCACTTCTCGCTTTCCCTCGTGGTTCTTGGTGAAAATATAAAGATTCTTCTTCTTCTTTATCGTCCACCCCTCCTCGAGGGCATTGAAGATGAACCCCATCTTCTGGATTAACACCGGATCAATTCTAACGCTTTCGTGGCCCGGCACCTCCAAGTCCATCTTACAAGCAAGAAAGAAAATGAAATGCACATTTTAACTTGGTCAATTCCGGGTGATAAAGTATTAGACAGTAGGTCCCTTTTTATTGTATGCCTGGGTTCAAGCCAAAAGCAAACAAGAAGATCGCGCTTAGCCAGAAATCCGTCGTGACGCTGGACGGAAAACACAACGAGAAAATGCATGAGTTTGCAGAATTGGAGGATAAGGTTATTCCGGCTCTGAGGAAACAGCGTCGAGAACTACGGCAGCAGCTCGAGGAGGCAACAACGGTTGATGCCCAGTTGGAGCTGCGCGACCGCTACCGGCTCCTGGGCAAACGTATCCGTGCGCTGGCAGCCAAGAAGAAGAAGTATCTGCTTGACAACTCTCAGTTCATCTTCGGATACTTCGAAAAGAAGAAGGATGTCTCAGAAGGTAATAACAAGACCCGCGTACTCCACTCATTTTTTACTCGCGGAGCCGAGAAGGCGCGTGTCGAGGAGGAGGATGTCAACGCTACACAGCGTTATCTGACCAATATTGACGAGAAGTTCTTGAATGTGCGTGACTATGTGCTTGAGCATGACGTCTGCAAGGCAGGCTGCTGCCATGGAGAGATGATACCCATTGACCACGAAGGTGTGCGGGTATGCAACGTGTGCGCTCGGCAGGAGGAGTTTCTTGTCGAGCACGAAAAACCCTCCTACAAGGAGCCGCCGAAGGAGGTATGCTTCTATGCATACAAACGCATAAACCATTTCCGAGAGATACTCGCGCAGTTCCAGGCGAAGGAGACTACACAAATACCACCTGAGGTGATCAGCAACATCAAGGCGCAAATCAAGAAGGAACGTCTTAGCTTGAGTAAGCTGACTAACAAGAAGGCAAAGGATATCCTCAAGAAGCTAGGGTATAACAAGTACTATGAGCATATACCTTTCATAAAGGACAAGCTGGGAATCAAACCGCCTATCATGAGTCCTGAGCTGGAGGACACATTATGCTCTCTATTCATGGATATCCAAAGACCGTATGCAAAGCACTGTCCTGACGACCGGGTGAACTTCTTGAACTACTACTATGTTCTTTACAAAATGTGCGAGCTCCTCAATCAGCGCCAATTCCTCCCATTTTTTCCGATGCTGAAGGATCCAGTGAAGAGGATTGAGCAGGACGAGATCTGGAAGAAGATTTGTGGGGAACTAAAGTGGGAGTTTGTCCAGACGATCTAATATGGTGGAGGTATTGTCATCATATTAGCTATATTTACGCATGCGGGAAGCCAACCAGGTTGCCGCCGATGCCGAAGCCGGCGCCCGTGCGGGCAGTGACGGCCATGCTGGGGACGTAGGTATCAAGGATGCTGAATGTTGCCGCAGCCGTGAGGGCAATAAGCGTAACCTCGTCGAGATTGAGGGTGCGCTTGGGGATGGCATAGGCCGCGATCGCGACCATGAGGCCTTCCACGAAATATTTCACCACACGTCTAACAAGCTCACCAAGGTCTAAAACTCTTCCAAATTCACCGAGCATATTATATAATGCATGAAGAAAAAAATATTATAGGGTAAAATACTTAAACTCGTTTATATACATTGTGCATAGATGTCAGGAACGGAGCCGAGCTTCACGCGGAAAGAGACCCCTGACGGGGCAAAGAACCCTAAATACGTCGACTTGCTCGAAGAGGACAAGCCGATCGCGGGACAGAAGTTTGTGTGTGTCTCGTTCGTCTCGCCAGAGAATGTCTTGAAGAAGAAGGAGCTATTCTTTTTCGAGGAATTCCTAAAACACTGGGATTTCTCTAAAGCCATTGGGCGCTTCACGCAGTTCCTCCACTTTGTGGCATACAAGCACGATATCGACTTCGACAAGCTGGTGGCGGACCTCCAGGACTTCACAAAGAGCGAAGGTCAGACCCTTGCTCAGACAACGATTGTCGAAGATTACAAAAACTTCCTTGACGCTAAAGAGACTGATCTGGAGGAGAGTTTTTCCAGCCTCCACAGCTTCACCACGAACACCCGCGGCCTCAAGGTGCGTGGCTGCTACCCTACCCAGCAAGAGGCCGAGCTCCGATGCCGCATGTTGAGAGAGGTAGACCCGAACCACGACGTATATGTCGGGCCAGTTGGTATGTGGATGCCGTGGGATCCTGAGGCATACAAGACAGGCCGCGTGGAGTATCTGGAGGAAGAGCTCAACGAGCTGATGCACGAGAAGCATAAGAACGAGCAGAAAGCGAAGGCAGAGTTTGACAAGAGACTTGCAGAGAGTAGGAGAACAGCCATCGAGGAGAACAAAAAGCTGGCTAAAGCGAGTGGCAACAAGCTTACTCAGACGCTCGACGGGCAGGGCAATCTGGTTGGCGTAGCGAATATGAGTTCAATCGAAACAAATCTGGGGACGGGGGAGACTGTGACAGCTGCGGATATTCGCAAAGAGCTTTTCGAGGGAGAGAATATCAGGACGCGCGCAAAGGACAAAGAGATCGAGGCGGCCAAGGTAGCGCTAGAGGTCACTGAGAAGGCTGAACAAGACAAGGATGCGCCGCCGCCGGCAGCGGAG